GTGGAAAATATTAAAAGATTCAACTTCTATGAAGTTACCGATTACCCTGTTCTTGCAGAAATCCCACCCAGGGAAAACCCCGCAGGGAAATACGTAAAATACTCTGATTTTGAGACATTATTAGAGGAAAACAAACAACTTAAAAATAAAATTAACTCTTTGTTATTAGAGGAAAAGCCGAGCACTTAAGCCCGGCTTTAAATTTTAAGTTAAAGTAGTTTCTGGTGCAGGCAGCACTCCGGTATATTCAGGAATTGTAAGCCTAATAGCTATAGGCATTCTGTAGTAAAACTCGTGGTATACGTCACTTGAAAAATCGACTGGAACCAAAGTCGTATCATCTTGCAACCCCAGAACCATATAGATGATTTTCCCATCATCTCCCAGCTTCGCATAATAATCTAACATTAGAATTCATACCCCATTGTTGTTAATCCGTAGGAAATATTAGCGCTCTGTACTCGCCAATAAATATTTCGTGAATTATCAGCCACCGGCATTTCCATGTAACTTGTCGTGCTCAGTGTCCCGCCGGTTCCCGCAGCACCCAGAGAGATACGCTTTGCCCCCACAAGAGCTGCACTAGAGGCAACTTCAAGAACGCCTGTTGTATCATTCGCAATAATCCCAACTGTCGCGGACATTCTGATTAGCGTTGTATTCAGAGGAATTACGGTAATTGCAAGGGCGGCAAGAGAAGATGGAGCACCAGATCCGGATAGGATGCTAGCGCCAACAATTGAGACTCTTCGCCCCTGCTGAATCACTGGAGCAAGTTGAGATGAACTGGTAGGTAAAACACTAACAAGCGCTGATGCCGTATAACCCGCAGGCATATTACTGCCGCCGTATACCTCCGGAGCAACAACTGATGAAGCATTCACAGCAAGCAATGCTGATATCTGAGTTATCGGGTTATAAATCGCATATAACGCAACAAAGCCGTTGGCTGGCACAGTACCGGTATCCATCCCACCCACACCAGTGGTCGCAAGGTTAATGGTTTTGCTGAAGCTCGATAGTTTGTACTGAAGCCCCCCCAAAGCAGTTTGCACAATCAGTTCATCTGCCGTGAATGTTGCCGTTGATGATGCAGATGTAACGCTCATCTTTGCATTGCGTGATGTGCCAACAACGCCCGTTAATTGAGGTAGGTGGGCCACATCACTTAATCCAAGGTTTTCGAGGCCATTTTTAGTTGTTAATACCGGGGTCCATTTCACCGACGGTGGAGCGCTTCCGACGTTTCCATTAACTAGGGATGAGTATGTTTCACCCGCACGAACACAGATCGAACCAGAATAATACTCCTGAAGAGCATCCCATTCAGGAATTCCCATCTGATGCAGATAAGCGATGAACTGGCTCATCGTATACATTGCAGCATTGAAATCCTCCATTGACGGGTTTTCAGATGGGCCGACGATGCCCCACCCACGCAGGAATGCGCTTGTAATCTGCGATGTAAGGTCATTTGCCTGACTCGTCTCACCGAATAAAGTCCTTTCCACTCCTTGGGCGGCAGAGCCAAATGCCTGCAAATTTCCTGTATAGCGCTCAATTTTAGACATGAATTTTCCTCGAAAAAAAACCGCCTTGGTAGGCGGCATTAAATTTGCTGGTAAAGCCTCTGGCTGCGGGGTTTCGTGAAAAACCAAACGTCATGCCTGGCGTTACTTGATAGTAATAATCGTATCTGACGCCAGCTGGTTTAGGTAGCAAGCCAAGCTTTACGACAAGACGGAGTTCATCTTGTGAAACCTTTGGGGATATATTTAACGCAAGCGTCATGTCTTTTCTGTCGGTGACATACGCCTCGCCATTGAAGGCTGCCTGAATGACTTCCTGTAAGCTAACGCGTTCATCAGATGAGACAGTTGATGAAGCTGCATTTTTGGCAATCTTCACTTTCAAAAACCTGCGGTACTCATTATCGCCTAACTGGTAGTCACCGTATGCCGGTGAGAACTTACTGAAGAATGGCGCGCCAATGAAAGTCGCATTAGATTTACTGGCAAATCCGGCCGAATTGGTGTGACCTTTGAATCCAAAAAACAGTTTTGCAATCACTGCGGGCACGCTTCGAGGCAGACCCACAATCCTGCCTATAACATCGAGTCGATATCCAGTTACCTTATCAAGGTCAAAGTTGGCAGGGTTACGCATGAAGTCTGCAATTATTTGCCATTGTGTCAGCATGGCTTCTATTTCAGAGCGAGACTTCCGCTTTTCCCAATACTGTTTGATGAGCATTAACGTATAGCGATTGATTATGTCGTTATTCATTAAGTCACCTCAGTAATACTGATATTCGCAACATCCAGAGTGAATTTACCCTGAAACCCTGGCGATAATTCAGCATCTGTGAATGTGATGCCATCAATACTAATTTTTAGATTAGTCAGCACATAATTGACACGGCCAGCACCATAGCCATCTGCATAAAATTCGTTGGCGTCAATTTCCTCACCAATATGCATTACACGCTTAGCCAAGGCCTCTTTGAGGGTGTCTAAATCAACGGGATCATTTGTAACTTTGCGCTTGGCGGTTAAATTTATATGCAATGGTTTATAGACTGGACGGTCAAACTGCATGTCGTGAGCTATCTGAAGAGTAGTTCCATCTGGCCTGATAAGAGTTTCAATATAACGACCAATTACGCTTCCCTTCGTTCCTGTCCCGCCACCTTTTTGTTTAACCATTACTTCGACTATCTCTGATACTGCCCCTCCCTCCGCGACGAGCCATATAGAATTGGCCGGGATACCTGTCAACACGTCATCAATCTTGGTGTCGTTTTCTCCGACATTCAGATCTGTCACACCAGTCAGTTGCGCTACTTTGGCAAATATTGCACCGGTGCTTCCGGTTGCTGGGTTTTCAAGAGATCTATTCCGGCGCTGGCGAAACTCTTCTGGTGTTTCTTCATCTCGACCAACAACGGCAACTGCATCAGAAGTTATGCTCAGCACACCCAGTTCAGGGGTTAACTGGGTGAATGTATCAGCAATAAGTCCGGTTACTTTCCCGAAGTCTTGAGCGAAAAACGTCACTGTTGTTGTTCCTGCTGGAATGGTGACATTCTGTCGGACAAACCAAACCTGATTGGACTGGTCTCTGATTTTATACCCGCTGTATAAAAATACGGGTCGATCAGTCGTCACATTCAGATCACGTTGAGAGCGAGATCCGGGGCGCAGATAAAGCCCATGTAATTTGGCGATAATTTGTTGCATATCGCCGGTATTAAAATCAGGATCCATCTGCGAGTAAAGCCACTGAAGTGATGCTTCAATATCCGTTCTCGCCTGTGCTTCGATTGCCACACGCTGACCATCCGGCGACTCTTGGTCTAAATTAATGTCCTGACCGTAGATGTCCTTATACGCATCACTTAACGTCTGGAATAAATCCCTGAAAGTGTCTATCTCCAGTCCGTTATTATTAAACTGTAGTGCCATCTTTCAATGCTCCATTTATCGGAAAGTTGATGGTCTGCTCATCAAAAACAGTTTCAATACGCATTTCTATGCCCTGCTCTCGTGTTGTCTTATTCACGACCATCGCTAATTGAACAATGCGCATAACACCATCCGTCGCAAGGGTCACTCGTTCTATTTCACGTAGTATTTCCTGCTCGGTATTTTTTTCGGACAGCAGATAAACCCAATCAATGTTATCCACCATATTTAATGGGTTATCGTTTTTAAATGAGCGAATTCTGCACTTAACTTTTTGAGCAATGGCACCACCACCAGTAATATAATTCTGTCGCCCACGCCCAAAGCTCCAATCACTATTTTTATCAAGCGCTGATACAATCATGTTATCCCCGTAATAATGCCGTTGGTTACTGTGATTGTTTTCCCGTCATCACTCCTGAATGAACCACTAACGCCACTCTGCCCATCAGTCAATAAGGAGTCATATTGCATCTGGCCCTGAACCACGCATGACTCTAGCGTTGTTATGCCACCCTGTTGGGTAATGTTGCCAGTGAGCACCAAGTCACCCTCATGATCGGTGTTGCCCATCATCATGCGGTTAATTTTCGGGATGGATATTGCGGTCGACAACGGGTTTACGCCGCACAGGGCGAAGCCGTCAGAGTAATCGTGCATCCGCATTTCAAGAGGAGGTACAAAGTCACTACCCGCGTACCAGGCGTCATAGCAGCGCTCTGAGATAAGTACCAGGCAGTAATCTCCTGCGGCTATCGGCTCAGCTATATAGCTGCCACTACCCTGCAATATGACCGGAGGTACTTCGATGAATTCAGGTAGTTGCTTTCCCTCGCCTTTCACAACGCGATTGATAACAGGGATGCAACTGATCGTTTTATCATTTACAGCAGTTATTTTTGCGACAACAATAGTGTGAACATCAGCCAGCGCGAAATCCACGCCAGCGCCGATGGTGTCGTGAAGTTCTTCAATCATGGTTTACCCGCCGATATTCGACATAATAATTAAAATTAAGGAGCGTTTCATGGAAATGAAATTAAAGGAATTTAGAAAACTATCAAAAGCTGAAAAAAAGGAGTTCAAAAAGGCTGGTGGCAAGGTAAGGTTATCTATTGTCGAGAAATTTGGCGCTGTAGTATTGATTCTTGGGTGTGTTGCTTTATTTAAAGGCTGTGATATTTCGGATAAAAGAACTGAAGCGCAGAAAATTCAGGACCGCGCCGTTTTTGACGCAGAGGCCAACTGCAGCATAGCTGTAAAACGGCAGACAAAAATACCGGACTCTTTCGACTCAGACCCAGCCATCGTTACAGGGCTAAAGGATGGCAGCGGTTATTTCGTTAAAATGAAATTTAAAGCTAAAAATCAATTGGGCGTAACCATTCCAGGGTTAGTAGTATGCAGTACCGATCTTTCAGGGAAAGTTACGGCAATCAAAATCAACTAACGACCTTATAACTCCCCGCTGGCCTCGTCGTCACCTTCTGACCCCACGCCGCACCAGTATACTGACCACTGGTTTCAATCTGGTAGATTTTGTAAACCCCGTTCAATGCGGGGTTAGTCACACTTTCCAGTAAGCACAGCCCCCCAATGGTCAGCATCGGATTTAGCTTTGTGTCGAATACGACCTGACCTTTAGACTGTTTAACCAGCGTGCTTGGGTCGTCGCTATCCTTGCTGGCTGCGCCAGGATCAGTTTTCGGGTTGTTTGTTGCAGGTTTCGCGCTCTTTCCAGAGTCGTTCTGCGCACTTCCCTTTGTTGACTGCGGTGTATTAAGCAGACCGCTGAGAGCGTTTACTACGGGAATATTCCCTGACGTTACCTCGCTATCTTTCAGAATGTGAACCCGCTCATCTTTAATGAAGAAGCTCTCACCAGGAGATAGCATATCAGTGAGGATTTTGCTTGAGCTACCCACAAGCACCTTCGGCCTTATCAACTGCTGTTGGCTTGTTACCGCTCCCTTCTTCGTGTTCGGCATATCTTGGAGAACAGAATCGACAACCTGGTCTTTACCGCGCACCGTGCGAGATGTGAACGAGTTAATGAAGTCGTGCCCACCATCCTCGCACTCAAGGCTTACAACGTGTATCGCCCCTTCTCGCTTCACAGCCCCGCTTTTTACTGACCCCTGAAACACCTGACGCAACTTGCCGTCATACCCGACTTCCAGCCTGACTGGGATGTATTTTTCATCATCCTCAGCTTTGATCAGTTGCAGGCGCGTTGAGGGCTTTAATCCGTTAACTGAGACAGTCAACTTACCCAGCGATTTCTTATCCACCGACTCAAGTGCCTTGAACGATACCGACATTGGCGGTTCAATAATGACAGCCTGATTCCCGATCCCGACTGTTAGCCGGTAGTCACGATAAAAAGTTTCCATTACGGTACGTCTCCCCCTCGAATCTCAATCATTTCTTCCGGTGTTACCATGTAAAGTTCACATCGTCCGCTGGCGAAATCATCTGCGCGGTACGGGTCGATACCGGAGTTATCAGTACAAAGTAAAGCGATGTCAAAAGGCCAGTTCTTATGGCGAAAATGCAGCGCCCCCAGTGACAGCTTTACACCGTCAATGAAATCACCGTTGTATTCCACCCGCATTTTCCACATTTCAACTGTCGGCAAATGGCGAACGATAATGACGACTTCACCACGGTCAAAAAGGAGTACGTGACGCTGGATAGGCTCATCGGTGATATTGGTTATCAGATCCATTATTTTTTCCCTACAATGGCATTTTTCACCGAGGTAGCAAACGAGTTTGATTCACTGCTCACTTTCGAGTTATCAGCCGGGGTCTGTGAGCCTTTATTCGCCACGCCTGCCGTCTTTGATTTAGCCGCTGGTGATGGCGATTTGAAGTGTTTCTCAATGGCAGTAGTGGTGAGTTGGGTAAAGTTTATCTTCGTAAAGCTGGCTTCAAACTTGGTTTCTAGCGTCTGATTGTCGGTGCTTATTGTCAGTCCACTCAAGGCCATGTTTTCATGCGTGCGATAATCGACTTCTACAGTAATTAACTGTTTGCCGTAGTAAATCGCCTCAATGAAATCAAGGAACTGTTCACGAATGCCTTTAGTACCACCGGCTACCGGATTGCCAACCAGACCGAAAAGCTCCGCGCCCTTATCAGCCAGACGCTTAGCCTCTAGTATCTTCTGCTCGGCACGGTCAGCAATCTCATTCATCTTCTGCAACTGCTGCTGAGTCTTGGCGGGGATGTATTCCACTACTTCGCCATACTTTGAATAATCAGGGATCAAACCAAAGGATGAGTTTGGTTTTGCATCCATATACACATCAGCCACTACACCACTAATCTTTATCGTGATAGGGCCGTTAATGATATCGTCCGATGCGTTACTACCATCTTCCAGTACATCAACAGGGACTTGCGAGGGGTAACTGGTGGAGTCATTTACACGGGCAAACATCGAGTAGCCGCCGATCCCCACCTTTTTCACTGTGCTTTTGCCGGACTCCTGGGCAGTGGTAAATCCGTCCATAATTCCCATCACATCCCCCCTCTTCCACTCATTCTGTTAGCATCGCGCATACTTTGCTGCAACCCGTTCGCAGCTGTATTACCCGCCACTACCGGATCGGATGTATTGATGTGTATGGTGTTACTCTGGCTGACGCTTGAATTACTAACGCCGCCCCCTGGCACGTATGCCAGATTGCCATTTAACCCAGGGTTGCCGTAGGAGATCCCATTCATTCCAGCGCCGCCAGAGTAAGCAGGTAATGACTGTTCTTCATCATCGCCGAGGCCGATAAATGACTTGGCAGAGTTCCATGCGCTTGAGGCCGCATTGCTGATGACGTTACCGATATAGTCGCCGAGGTTTGCGAAAATGTTTTGGGCCCAGTCGATAAATGCCATGAAAGGCTTTTTTAGTAGTTCAACAGTGTTATCGAAAATTTTAACGACGTCTTTCCACGCACCTTCGAAATCACCGGTTAACAACTTCCAGAGTGCGGAAAACATCAACTTAATATTCTCAACGCCGACCTTAAATGAATCGATGATTAAATCGACCACTTCAAGCACGACATCCTTGATGGCTAGCAGCCCCGGGACAATATCAATCCCCCAGTTATCCATGAAGAAGTCGGCGATTACGCTTTTGCCGCCTTCCATTGCCGTTAGTAAGTCATCAATAACGACAATTACGGCAGCAATAGCTAATGCGATAAGTAATACAGGTGACATTAGAACCCCCATCACTGTAGCAAGCCCACCAGTAACCAGCCACCATGCTGCAAATGCTATGGTGATGGCTGCGACAATCGGCAAAAAGCGGCGGATCATACCCATGACAGAGAAAATAATTTCACCGAGGTGGGATAATCCATTTTTAATGAGGTCTTTATTTGCTATCAGGATATCAGTGAAGCCATCAACCAGGTCTTTAAGCACCGGCACGAAGCCTATAGCGACCTGAAACTTAATGCCGTCAAACCCCTTTCCTAGCGTCGTAAGTGAGTCATTATAAGCGGCGAACTGGTCAGCCTGGTCTTGCGTGACAACGCCTAGCGCTTCTGACTTCTTCTGAAGCGCCTCAATCTCATCACCCGTTTTGGAGAGCAACTGCACCATCGAGCGATCAATGCCCATCTTATCCAGAACAGAAAACTTCTCGGCCTGGCTCATGCCATGCAATTTGTCGGCTAATTCGCGGAATATGACATCAGAGGATTTAACTTCACCGTTTAGTCCCTTAAACTGCAAACCCAGACGACTAGCGACATCTTTCGCCTCACCTTCCCCCGTTGATACAAACTCACCAACTCGCTTCGTCATCTCGCCCAGTGAGGATTGCAGGGCATCAACGCTTGAACCGTTTACTGATGCGGCATAACCCAGCGTCTGAATGGTTTCAACGGCAATACCCGTTTCTCGCCCGAACTGAATCAGTGGGTCTATAGATTTACTGACCGACGTAACCCATCCGGCGATACCAGCAGCAGACCCAGCAATCGCCGCACCCATACCCGCCAGCAGACCGATGGAGGATTTCAGATTGGCATTGAATGTCTCTTGAGGCGCCAGATCGCCAATGAAGCCAAACTTGGTAATCAGCTCATTAACTATTGCCATTTTTCGCCTTCTCCATCTGATAGTGCTGGATATCAGCGCTGATATTTTCGAATTCAACCATATCCAGTAGTTCCGTTGTATCCAGATCGGACAGCTCTTTGTATGAGCCGTATCCGGCCTTTGCAAGCGCCAGGTACATGCTCATCTCATCGCTTATGTTCGAGGATTTAACGTAAACTTCCGGACTTCTGGAGCTTCTGAAAGTGAGTTCATATTGCTCCCGGCCATAAAAGGAAAACTGATTACCTGCAAAGCAGTGGTGATCAGCATGATGTAATCACCGGCATAACTTTCGAAATGGTCAGGCTGCTTTGAAAGCTGAACGTCGTCGAACAGTACGTAATCAAACATCAGACGTTCGACTTCTTCAAATCGCTCTGTGTCGAGGAATTCCAGAGACTGCCGAGATAGCTCACTGGCTATACCAGTGAAGAATGCAAAGACCTTGCGGCGCTTTTTGTGCGTCATCTTCGCGAAGTCGTAGCGGTTTCCGTTGATTTCAGCGTAGCCGTCGTTATAGACGGCCTTGATCATCTCAAGCGCCTTATTCTGCTTTTCTTTCGACATGATGTGCCTTATACGTTGCGACGGATGTTGCGGAATTCGATGGTGTATTCCATCAGCGCGTTAACGTCCTGGTTGTTTTTGGTCTGGGTAGGCTGAGTGGTAATGGATCCAACCTGAAGGTCATAGGTTTCTTTCAGTGCTGCGCCATCTCGAACAAACGACTCTTTTACCGAACCATTGAAAACTACCGGGATATCGGTATTAATCTGCTGGTTAAGCCATACATCATCGTTGGAGTACTTTTGCACGCGCACAACCATTACGGTCACACCAGCATCAACACGTTTAGAAATGGTTACGCCATTCTGTGCGCTGTTTGCACGACTCGTTAGTGGGTTGGTCGGCGTTAGGGTAATGTAATCCCCGGCAGCGATATCTGTGATGATGCGCCCGTTCATCACTACCGTTGCGGTATCTGCGCTGATAACAATCTGAGACATTTACCGCCCCTTATTTATTGAAGTTGATGATGATGTCTTCGCTGTGAATAGCGCCAGCATTCTTCACTGCGATTTGCATTACCGGGGATTTGCGCTCCTGGCGGTCAGCGGTGGACTGGTCTTTCAAATCACCGGCCAGCACGTAGAAGCCGTTTTGCTCGATGTTGCGCAAGAACATATCGCGGTCACCGAAGAAGTCAGGAAGCGTCCAGGCGCCAGGACTGAATACCCCAGCACGCACAAACCCGCGAGTCGTCTTCTCTGCGCAGTCTTCCAACTGATCAACGCCGTAATAGGTTTGTGGCACCTTGGTCGGCGTGGTTTTTAGAAGATTGAATGAATCAGTCTGCACCGCGTCAACGTAAGCCATCAGGTTGTAGACGTTATCCACAAAGTCATTAGAGCCACTGGTCAGCACGCAGGGCACGTCTTTGATGGTGGTATAGATATCGAGGCCAACACGCTTGGCCTTGTCGATTTCGGTCTGAGAGTATTCTTCAGCCGGGACATTCAGCGTTTTAAGATGCAGGGTGATTGCAGTTCGCTCCCCATTGAAATTCACCGTATGCGTGCGGGCCATATAGCTAATAGCCAGCTTGCGATTACCTGATTTGCTGTAGAGCATACGGAAGTTGCTTTGGCTGGCGAGTGTAACTGCCCACGCTGGGTTTGCCGGGTCGACCTCTAGCGCATCGGATCCAGTGAATGTCTCATAAGCGATTACAGAACTTGCCTTCGCCCATGATGCAATCAGAGGAACCTGAGCGCTGAGGATTTTGTCGATAAAACCGACGCCCTTAATGTTAACCTGCGCCTTGAGTGCGCTAAGCGCTTCAAGCTGTGATTCTGGGGCGACTGGTGCTGATGCTTTGCCGTCAATTTTTGCTGCGCCGGAACCTGCTGCAATCGCCAGGACGTCACCAATGAAAGTGCCCGTGGCTGATGGCTCCGGGTAATCAACGACTGAAGCCGCGCCGGTGGTCGGGCTGGTGAATGTAATGCGCGTTCCGTCAAAAGATACGGTTGCCACCGCCGGAGTAATTTCCTCCTGAATCTGCGCAATCACGTCAGCCAGGGTTGCGGCCGTTGAACCGTCGATGCCTGTTACGTCGTGATCGGCGCCGTCGATGTTGACACTGAAAGACCAGTCATCAACTAGGCGAAGCGCTGGCAAGATTGTCGCTTGAGAAATTTCAGCGCCGCGCAGCACACCTGCGGTTGCGGGAAGCGTTTCACCTGCGGCATTCCAGAAGCCTACGATCAGAGTGCCGCTGGCAGAAACAGGGTTTGGCGATGTGCCGAAGAAGGTATTAGCAAAGGCTGCGGTTACAGACGATGCACCGAAGTCCTGCTCTACCGCTGACGGCGTCTTATATGAACGCCAGCGCTCCGCTGTGCTCAGTACGCCAACCTGACTCGTCATGATTGCGCAGACGTTGATGTTATCCCGAGCAGCCGAGCGGCCTTCCTCAAGAAGCGTCACGTTAATGACGTTGTTAATAGATGCCGACATTTACTTGTCCTCTAGAAATTGAAACTGCGGCGTGTCGATACGCAGCGTCTGCACATCGCGAGCCGGGGCGTATTGAACGTTGAAACTCAGGTGTACTCGGTTGCCGTGGGATTGACCCAGCAACTGACCAACATCAGTAATGTTTGATACGGACATAATGGTTAGTGCATTCTTGCGGCGTAATTCGTTAGCTAACTGGCTCTCGCTGAGCATCAGGAACGATTCCGCATTTGTGTAGGCGTTATCACCGTAAAACTCCAGCACGATGCTGTGGCTCACTGTGGCGGTGTACGTCATTACCTCTGTATCACCATTGAAACGCTGGCCTCTCGCAAGCACTGACTGCGGAAGGCTGCCATTGATGACGATATAACTCGCTGCGAAATCAGATGAAATAATGTTTCTTCGGTCGAATTTAATCAGCTGTTCGTCATAATCCAGCAGGTCACGAACGAACAGAGCGACGGCGATAAGGTGTGGTTGGGTTTTTATCATGCTGTTGCGACCAATAGCGGGAGCCTGGTTTCTTCCACAATAGCGGCGCAAAAGCCATAATCCATATAATCAGCTGGCGAGACAACTTTGTAATCCCTGCCGCCTTTCTCAATGAATTGGCCCGCCTCGATTTTTACTCTCGAATGAATAAGCAGGTACTCTTTAGACCAATCAAGACTATCCATTGTGAGCGTCTGCTTATTGGCGCTCTGAACCACTGCCAGAATATCCTCAACAACAATCGTTACAGTAGGTTCAAAGTTTATGGTTACTTCATTTTTAGTTTTGAGTTTAACCGGCTGCTCCCAATCAATAAGGGCATCGGTCATGTCCAGGTCAGATAAATCACTCACTTGCGCACCTCCCATGTAATGGCACCACGCAGTTGCCCCTTATCTTTCAGAATGCCAGAGGAACCCTTGGCCTTTTTGGTCGCCGCCTTGATGTCCTTCCATGTTCCATACCCAGCAGTATCAAAGGCTTTAACGCTGATGTTCCGGGCGACAACGCCGATAAGGTTTAATGCCTTATCAGCATTCATCTTGCCAGAACCTACCGCTGCAACTCCCCTCTCGATAGCTTGGTTTATTTCGGACTTTTTAAGCGTGAATGGCGCACGAAGAAACGAGCGCTCATCAAGGTCTTCTGTGCCAAACTCATGGGCCGTACCAACCTCAATTACAGATACTCCACCATCGTATTTCTTTCCCGCCACTTTCGAAGCTGGCAGACCAACGGCGACATAATGCGTTTTCATCGCCTGAAGGTTTTTCAGATATTCGGTGGTGGCTTTCAGAGTTTCTTCGGGTGTCATTCAAATACCCTCAACGAATTGCCAACACATGAACGCCTACCAACTTTCGCAACCGGGTGTAGTCCTGCCCGTAGCTACTGATGGCGTAACCGTCATGATTAGCACCAAACCCCGCATCGGGTGCCGAATACCCCATGGAAACTCCAGCGACTGACCTACTGGTTATCGTCTGTGCAGGCTTTCCGTTACTGCTACCTGATGGCGTTAGCGCCCCTGACACATAAAGCAAATGAGCCGCTAAAGCATGGTGGCCTTGCTCAAAAAGCTTGCCCCATACCTTGCGGCTCATCTGGTTTTCTGCGTCCTGTAGCGCGATTTCTCTGCGGGTTGGTGCGGTACTGGCGAATTCGGGGTAACGTTCAATAAATTCCATGCTACCCCCTTGGGTTACTGAGGTGAGGACTTGTAATCCACGTAAACAGCGGATTGTGGTTGCTTCCACATTGCGCCGCCGAATGCAGAGCGATACCCACACTCGTAGGTCAGCAGGTCGCGTGAGCGAACCGCCAGAAGCTCTGGCATGTGAACTTCCATTTCCAGATAATCCGCTTCGTAGGTGTACACCACCATGCGGGTTTTACCTGCCTTGATGCCCACTGCATAATTGCTTGGCACCTTCACGAACGTGATGTTAAATCCATCATTCCCAGATGCCTTGCGCAGCGCTGCCATAATGCGATCCATTGCCGCGATTGGCAGAAGATCAGTACCCACGATTACCGGGGTAGGGTCGAATTTCTGCATGGCGAGCATGAAATCACTGGCATCCATCGCAATATTCGTAGGTTGAATGCGGTAGCTCGACTTGCGCCATGCAACGTTGTAGGCATCCAGAACCATCTTCACGAACTCATCAGAAGTCATGTCAGCGATAGTTTTGTTACCTGCGTCGGTGATCAACTGGACACCCGTTCCGGTCAGCAACCCTTCCTGCCCCTTCACGCCACCGTGCCCAACGTACCCGGCGTACTGGATAGTAGCCGTGGCGTTGGCATACAAGTCGTCTTGCTTCTTCGACTGCAAGTTAATGCTGAGGCGGGCAATTTTCTCCAGTTCCTGTTGCGTCCAGGTGGCAGCTTTTGCCCACTGGCCCACTGGAGCCTTCATCCACTCGATTTCACTATCAATCGTTTTAAGGCTGTTGGTCTTGTTACCGATGATGCCGTCTTTAACAGACCCCATCACGGTTGACACACCAAAGTCGACGGACTCAAGAGCGAAATCTAAGCCTTCTTTGATTGGCAGCGCTTCACCAATGTTAATTTCTGGCAGTTCTTTTTCCTGCAACTGCATGTCTCGCTCTGTCAGGGCTTCCTGAAGAACTTCTTCAAAATCTACTGAACTCATTGGCATGATTATGCTCCCGCCGTTTGCTGTACATAACCCAAGGTGATAGCTACACAGTCGTTAGCTGCGCTGACATCTTCCACCCAGTAACCCAGATCGATATTGCCAGCCGCCACGGTAGTAACTTTGCCAGCGTTTGCGCCTGTCGCCACGATGTATGCTGGTGCGCCACGAGTGAAGACAGATCCAGTCACAGCCAACGCGCCTACACAGTCACCGTGTGAGAAGTGACCCACGTTAACTTGCTTATCAGCCGGTGCTGCGTCACCGTAAATATCACGAACAACAATCCCGTGAATGCGAGCTCCAGCAGCCAGAACCTTGACGCCGCCAGCGGGGTTGACAGCCACAAAAGTGCCGTATGGTAGTGCCACTTCGGTTAGATTACCTTCACCCCAAACCTTGTCATTAGAGCTTGAAGCGCGTTTGATGGAACCAGGCTTGATAGTGCCGTCTGCACCATCCCAATCAGTGAATCCGAATGCCATGATTACTTACCCCCAAGGCGTTGAGTTGCGGTTTTCGTAGCTGCGTTTTTACTGTCTTTAAACAGGTGTGTACCAATCTCACTACGTGGCTTTGATGTGGCCTGGATAGCAGCGTATGCGGCGCGTACTTCGCTGTCCGTCATACCCTTCACCTGTGCATCGTTAAAGGCTCGAGTGCTAACTAGGACAGCAGCGCGAACATCGCGCGCAGATTTCGCATCGGTCAGGTTTAATTTAGGGAAGCGTGATTTCGCGTCGGTCATAGTGGCTTCGGTTTCGCTATCACCCTTTAATTTTGCCAACTCATCTTCAAGCTCCTTCACCTTCGCTTTCAGGTCGGCATTTTCAGTTTCAAGCGCGGTAATTTTCGCGTCCTTATCGCCGTCGGCAGTCGCGGCTGGATCTGCATCCACAGGTGCGGAGGCAGTGGCACCATCCAGTTGAGCCTTGAGTTCTGCCAACTGTGCCAGTACCTGTTGCGCCTGCGCTGCCGCTTCTTCAGTTCCCTGCCCATTAAGCCCCTCCAGCGCCTTCTCTAATGCGGCAATCATGCCGATCAGCTCTTCCGGCGTAAGGGCTGCGCCTTCTGCATCTTTTAGCTTTTTACCCTTCAGGAAACTGAGGGCATCGGTTAATGTTTTGAACATCGGCTTACCTTTTTTATCGTTTAACTTACATTGGGCGCCGTAACGCCCCTCTGCCACACCCGCGACGTGATTGCCGCGAATATTGATGTGGTAAAACTTACCGTCACGTTCTACAAGCTCAGCAGGTTCATATCCGACAGATACCTCGCGGATCCCTGTCTTCTCCAGCGTTTCGATGGATGCCGAATCAGTCAGATAGACATCGCAAACTATTTCGTCACCATCCATGCGGGTGTTGGCGATATGGCCTGATGCTTTGTCTTTGTGGTCTGTAGCTGTCACCTCACCATCGTCAGGATGGGTCAGTGTGAAAGGCAGTCCGTTGAATGAAGCGAGGGTTTCTGGTTTTGAGAGTTCGTCGAGCGTGCGGATCACTGTGATTTTTTTATTGGCATCGTTGCCGGTCAACCCCATTTCGTGGCCGTAATATTCAATTGGCCCGGCACGGGTTATCGTCGCGGTGGTAATTACGTACCCCTGCGGTGTTCGTTTCCACGTCATTGATTATTCCCATGAAACGTAAGGTAGAGGCAGGCAGCGGCATTGGTGGTCTTCACCAGGCTTGCCGATGAATGCCCCGATGCTGCTGCGCTTCTTCCATGTCTTCCCACCGTCGTCTGAATAGACGGTTGGGTCAGAGTATTTGCAGAGCATCCCATTTAGAACGAAATGGCTCTTTCTCTCACGCTCGTCACCGGTTCCGCTCCACTCGTACACGTCAAGCCCTAGCGCATTACTTCGCGCCTCGGTCAGTTCAGCATTAAGTTTTGATGTCTGGTCGCGAGCAATGAACTTAGCTCGGCTAAGCGTGACGTCACCGCGAGCCCGGATGATGTTGATTAGATTTTCGCTTCTGCCACCTTCGAATAGATTACCGAACACCTTCTCGCCGATATCGTTGATGAAATCCGTCTGAATCGACGTTATCAGCCCAACGTTCTCACGGACGGCATCAGCCATCTTCTCCCTTATCGCCCCGTCACCCAGCATTCCGGTAAGGTCGATACCAAAAGCCTCGCTATAAGTGCGCTGCGTTTGCTCCTTGTTCTGGAAATTGGCGCGACTAACCAACCCGGAAGCAATTCGGCTGGCTATTTCTTCAACCGATATACTGGCGAGTCGTTGCATGATCCGAGATAGCCTGGCGGTGACTGAAAGTGCGGAAGTGTCTGGCGCGTCGGTGAGGGTTGGCCTTTCAAGTTCGTCGATAACCATCTGAGTCATGCTGTTGATGAACTCTGTCAGTCTGTCCCGATACCACACCTCCGCTCTCTTGCTCGGCGTGGGTGGGCGCATTTTACGACGGCGTGGCTTGCGGCGGCCCTGCTTGCGCTCCAGTAGCTGTTGGAGTTCCATAGCTTCCCCATGAATCAGTATTTGACCCAGCGCTGACGATGCCCTGAATTTCCTCTTCGGTTACCGTTTTCAGCACGCCGCGAGCAATCATCTCTCGTATTGCAACTTCTTCAGTCACGATTGATGAGGTAACCAAAGTGTTGAACCCCGTCGCATAAAGTCCGAATCGTGTTGCTTCTTCGGCTTCGTTAATACTATCGATAGAGGGGTATTCGTAGGTTAGATTTTCGGCGACTGACAACTTGTCCAGAATGAACTGGTCAGCGAAGTCCTGCATCAGCCTAAGCCGTGACTCCTGCATTCCGTTAATGGTTTCGTAATAAGCCTTGTTGTCCTCTTCGCCGCTACTGAAACCGCTGGCAGACTGCCCGAAAAGTACTGTGATCGGCCTGTCCAGTGCGCCAGCCAGAACGGTAGCCATTTTGGTAATGACGTCAGACAGCCCGGTAAATTGCGCGTTCTTCTGCTCGTATCTCCCCTGGCTTTCTGGTGTGCCAGCGTCAATGAGTAACAACCCGGTAGAGGATTTTGTCTCCTTCATCACCCTGGCGTACTCTCTGACCTGGCTTTCCTGGCCTGCGGCAATCTGATTGTTCATGCCCGGCACAAACAGGACATCAACGTTTGCTTCCTGGATGGTGTCACCCGTACTCAGGATCGCTGTATCAAATGTCTTGATGTGTTCGTAGGGGGCTTGCAGGTCAGAGGTACCGAACTTGGCACGGTCTTTGATGCTGTGCCGTCCAAGCTTAGTTCGACAGCAACGTGAGTGGTGGAATTTAAGTTGCTTGCTTCCCACGTCGATCTGATAGGTGAGAGGCTCGCCGAAGTGATCAGACTTAATGTCAGTGATGATATTGCTATCAGGCGTGTACTCACCCTTACGGAACACCAAAAACTTAACTATTTCCTCACCCTGTAAATCAACCTCATTCGCTATCTGCTCGTCAGCGCAATCAGTGATAGCCACTATTAGCGAATCCCCCATCAGAGAGGCCCAGCAAAGAGCGTTATTAAACACTTGGCTTAACTCAAGCTCTGATTCAGTATCTTTAATGTTCTGCACCATCGTGCTATCTACGTCGCCAGAAAACTTGCGCGGCAGCTTGAGCATGTCGGCTACTGTTTTATCGATGTACTTTTTCACCACCCACGATTTTTTGTACATCGCGAGCAGCTCTTTATCGGGCACATCTGGCTTACTGCTGCTGTAACGTACCGCGCCTATCTTCTCTCCGAGCGAAGTCATTAAACTAACCAGGCCATCATTAAGACGACCAACGATATTTTTTTTCGTCATTACATGATGTCCAGTGGGCTGAGTGTCTTGCGTTGGTATAAATCACGTAGTCCCTGTGTCATTGCGTCAACAACGTCATCATTCGCACCAACGGGGAATGTTGTTATCTCCGCTACTGTCTCGACAATCCAGGGGGCGATGTCTTTGTGTGGTAGGAATACATTCCCGGATTCCCATACGGCAGTGATGGCATGCGCTCGAGCCACCTTGCTTCCATCTGGCTCAACAGGAACAAGTCCAGCCACAATGCTTTTCAGGGAGTCAATAACAGCGGGGCCATTAGCTTTATCCTCTACTAACTTTCTCAAGGCTTTGGGGAATTCGTCAGCCATTTTCTTCACGGCCTTGAGGGTCGCAGTAAAGCTCATTCGTGCACGAACCTGGTGTAGCAAGTAAGAGTTAGCACCCTTCCTGCCCCACACTTGCCCGACAACGTAGTCAGTGCCCTCGCTATCCTTAAATGTCATGTCCCAGCTGTGGATCACCGTATCGAAGCTGGTAGGCAAATCTTTAGGTAGATAATACTTAATCCACTCATCTTTGAAGATGGATCCGCCAGCCTGCTTAGGCGACTGCTGATACATCGCAGACCAGAAGTAATCACCGAGAATAACTTTGGTTTCGAGTAGTTTCTCTTTAGGGTGCAACTCCGGTACCAGCGCTTCACCCAACTCATTGATGGCAGGGAAAGCCAGCACCTTAGCGCGTGGCGTTATTTCCACCACGCGACCGGATAAATCGTCCGTCGCCCAGCGGGTAGCCATGATTATCTCGCCGCTGTTCTTCGACAGGCGAGTTTTAAACGTGGAAACGTACCAGTTCCAGATTGATTTCTTTGTCGTTGGGCTGAGTGCTTCTTTGGCATTCTTTATCGGGTCATCGATAATACCGAGATCGACTTTCTTGCCCGTCAGCGGCCCGCCCACACCAGCACATACATAAGTGCCTTTGTGATTGGCTATCCCGAACTCATCAGAATTTCGCTTAACAGCTACGCCATCAGCAGGTTTGTTTCCCAGCCATGAATCGGCGAAAAGGTTGCGATATTCTGGCGTGGTCATGATCCGCTGGACATCAGCGTTCATATCCCCTGCGAGATCAGATGAATATGACAGAGCCCCCACGCGCATCTCCGGATATTTTCCGAAGAAATAAGCGGGCAGATAACGCGAGACAATATCTGATTTACCGTGCTGTGGTGGTGCGCCCAGAATCAGTATCGGCCGCACGCCGTTCATCATATCTAGCAGGAACTGATCCAACGCATCGCAAACAGTTTCGGAGAACTTACTGGTGATGTACTCGGGGTTTATGTACTGGATAAACTGATGAAGGCTTAAGCGTGCGTTTCGGCGCTTCTGTAGTTCCTGTGCAGCCTGCTGCTTACTTACCACCGATAATTGCGGCGAGCTGCTCATCAGTCAGTTCCTCCGCGCTTACCAAGTGTTTATGTTCAATTACCCCGCCATCTTTCCCCGTATGCTCAAGCTTGTGTTTGTTGCTGTAAGCATCGCCAACCTCTTTCGCGGCTTGCTCCATGAGCTGGGCGGTCATCGCAAAGTTCTTCATGCTTTCGGCCTTCGTCGCCATGCGATCGAGCGCTCTAAGTCGATAAGCGCGATTGGCGATCGGGATGTCGGATATTTCAGTTTGAAAGCGGGAACGAGTTGAGTTGAAAAGGTCTATCCATTTCTGTCCGAGATTCTTCGCGATGGCCTTTGTCGGGTCGTATGACGACACCTGCTGAAGCGTTAACGTGAGGCTGAATTCTTGTTTCACCTGCGCGACCACTTGCGATGGTGTGTCATAGCAGGCCAAGGCTTGAACTATGAAGGCTTTGACCTCTGGTTTTAGTGCAGCCATTGGCATCCTCCATGACTAACGTAATGTAACTAATCAGGCCAGTTTCAGCAGGCACGTCCCGCACGCCCTGGCAACGTTAAGATGGGCTACCTCCGCAGGTTTGTTTGCCGCATCAATCATTTCCTGTACTTCAATGCTCGCACCATATCTGCGAACTACACCGACAAACTCTTCAACGTCATGTCCGCGCAGTTTCAATGTCGGTTGCCCTTCTTTGTTGAACTTGGGTGCTCCGAATTCGTCCTTTGCATGACTGATGTGATAAAGCTCATGTTCTATCAGTGCGCAGAACTCAAGGTCAGAGCATTGAGCGCAATAATCAGCAGCCAGGGTAATGATGAATGTCGGCACATCACCGAACCATTCGTACATCTGCTGCTCCATTCGGGCCTTTTGCCAGCCACCGGCTCTCATGGCTACCTGTTCAGCTTGACCAAGAACAGTACGACCCTGCTTTTCAAACGCAGATGATGCCCACATAATTTTTATGTCAGCGTCAATTAAGTGCCCGTGGTCGGGATTGTGTAGCTCACCTTCGTCACTGAGTATTTGGCTGTTAACCCACTCAAGAACTTCAGTGGCGGGAACTAATTCAATGTGCGGCCTGAACTCATTGACGAATGACAATGGCGGATATGGCCGCTTCATTTGTGTGTCTGAATTAGCCATAACAGAATATTCCGCTGGTTGGTAAAGTCTCCCACTCGGTAATAGTGAGACCGACATGATTGCAAACATCTATAAGATTCTGTCAAAGGCACTTGTGAGTACCTTTTGCAGAGTTTTATAAATTACGCACATTGCAATTGAATGCCGGTTTCCGGTTCTACTTTGCTTAGCCCAAAGTATCGAGATACCGTCTTTCCTGCTTCGTTAGCCACGTAGACAGTAGTGCCGGAACTCAGCTCAACGACATCAGTTGTCTTGTCTGGGCGCGTGACGTGCAGGTTGCCGCTCTTCGATAACCGGACTTCTGTCGCTTCGTGGATTCGCTCTTCTGACTCTTTGTAGACAAATTTAATCGTTAACATTCTTCTGTTCCTTCTTCTGGTTTATGTCTGTAATGATTGAGAGCCGCTGTGAAAGTGGCTCTCAATCCTGTTATTCAGTCTTTGCCTTCCATGATGGCCAGCATCGCAGGGGCCGTAATCTTCATGATTTGCTCGTGCTCTATAGCAAGAATGGGCTTTTCTTTCTTTCGCTCATTCATTAGGCGACTACCGATAGTGCCTTTCAGCTTTGATCTGGTTTCTTTGATGACAAACTGATGCTGCATTTCTTCCCCGATAGACATGCGGCGATTTAGCTGTTCTGCCATCCAGTTAAAAGCATTGATATAGCACTCTTTGATGGCGGTGGCGGTCTTCCCTGTAAAGCCCATGACTAACATCATGCAACCATCTCGTGTGATGTTATACATCGGCTGGATATCACCATTTTTATCAATGAAATCAATGGGCGCAAAATTGCGCTGGGTGAAGTCACTGGAGCATTTCAGGTTACGAATTGCCCTTAATACATCTTTATGTCGCTTCCCAAAATATTGAGCGACTTTAAGTGATGTAGTTATCACCTTGTTCTCTGACATGACAACCATGTCTCGAAAATCAAAGGCGGGAATAATTGACGGATTATTCATATCGGTAGTTACCTTATAGAAACGAGCCTCGTTGCCCAGAAACGCCAGCGCACAGAGATGGCTACCGGCCTAAACCAGCATTTCTCCGAGGCTTGTTTCTGTAAGACTCTATGCTTTGAAATGTGCCGGGCATGGCACGAGATATTGCGGGTACAAAAAAGCCCCACCGAAGTGAGGCTCTATTGGGTGTTTATTGCTGCATTACTCGACAATCATCCAATCTAAAGCCATGAGGTCAGTACTGGATGGTACCCACGTAGACATAATATTATTGTTGCATATCAGTAACATTGAGTGACTGATTTCATCGCAGTGCCAAATAGACACGTAAAGCCCCTTCCCATTCCATCCCTTGCGGCTGATACGCTTACCCAGATTTACCGCATCTAGCGCAAGACCAAAGGTTAGTCCATCCGTCGGCATGTACGACTTCTCAAATACAGCCTGCGGTGACCATGAAATATATCCAGCATACCCCTCACAGTTTGATGCTGAATCAGGGTATTCAACGAGATATCCTGTGTCTTCAGGGTTTTCATCACTGGGTACTGCCCAGCCTCGAATGTTGTTGTATTGCTCACGCGTCATGGGTGTTGCGTTAATCTGTTTTGTTCCGATGTAGCTTTTCATTGTTGGCAGCCTCTGTAGCTCATTAATGGCATCTAGTAATATTATTTTTACTTCAGATTTGACACCCTAGTTAAGACACTGGGTGCGGATATAACTCTGCAACCCCGCTATTTGGGTTGTGGCAATGCCGATACGCTCTCGGAGACTGAGATAATCCCGTTCAGCGGCGTTAGTAAGTCTGGCGCTGGCATCATCAGGGACGCTGGCGGGGCCGGTGGTTTTGGACACTGGCTTTGTGCATGTGGCGTTGAGCTGCAACCGCTTAGTGCCAGAAGCGATATCAGCACGAAGGCGCTCGTTTTCAGATTTGGCATCTGCCAACTCCTTGGTGTATTTGATATCAATAGCGGCTACGGCTTGGCGCTGGGTTTCGATGAGCTGAAGGTCTTTCTTCTGCTGATTAGCTACTGCGGTTATTTCTGCGACGTCACGCTGAAGAGTGGTTACCCTACCCTGGTAATAAGTCACGCCGAATAGCAGGAATATCGTCAGCACAGCGATGAGCATTGCCGTTACGCGGCTCATGCTAACGTCCCGCCAGCTTTCACATACTGCTGAATAAGCGGCCCAACTTTATGTTCAAATTGCCCATAACCAGCACCAGGCAAACTTGCCCAAATGTTTGAGCACTTTCTAATAGCTGATTCGATATTACCGGCTTCAATATCCTGCAATGCTTTGCGTTCTCGGATCTGCTGAATAGCAACGGCATCCTGACTGGCAGGGCTAAAATCTTTCAGCCCAAGTTGTTTCTTATACGCATCCCAGTAACGAGACAGTAACTGGTAGCGACCGGCTGCCGTGGACTTAATGCCAAGGCGCGGTAACTCAACAACCACTCGCGGGTGATCCTGATAGCCAGTAAATAACTTGCCACCGACAATCACGTTATATCCGTTATCACTGCCCGCAGTGCGGCTGGTTCCCTCTGACCATGCAAGCATGTCGAGAAAGGCTTTTAAGTTATTACTGATTTGCATTGCCAGCCCCTGTCTTGTTGCCAACGATGCGCTTAAGCACCGATCCTATATAGTCAGTGCCGAGGTAACCAATAAAGACGCTTGATACCATCGCCCAACCCTGATCGATACTGAGCAATACAAGGATGTCTTTCAGGAACCAGGCAATGATTGAGCACATCGCAGCATCAAGCATTCGCTGTGTTCGCCCACCACCCGCATACCACCCGCGCAGTAAAGCCATAACCGCAGCAATTAGCGCGCTAACTAGCTCACCTTTGTGCTCTGCAACCCATGTCACTATCAGTGTCCATACATCCGGGGAGTTGTGCATTTTCATATCCTGCCTCCCCATTGGGGAAATTAATCCCGGCGATTGGTCGGGTTCGTATGCTGTTGTGTAGGGAATAGCTCCCGCCGTAGTCATTCGAAAGTGTGAGGGTTTTTTCAGTGATTGACTGTTTTGACGGGAGCTAAATAAAAAAGGCCCACCGAAGTGAGCCTTAAAAATCGTACGTTAATGTTTTCATGTAGTTAATGAATGCTACCCTCACTAATGAGGGCACCATGCCGAGGACTTGCTCGATATGGTTATCCGTTATGAAATCATCACGGATAGTAAAATTGATAACGGATTAGCACATTCGGCTGGGCACTGCCTCGTCCAAGCCTCGGAGGATGGAAAGATTCAGGCTCTTTCAGTACCCATGCGAATGTAGAAAGCAAAAAGCCCCGGCGATTAACCGAGGCTTATAATTTTTGTGGTGGTGAGTCAGCTCAAAACGGTATTCACAAGCGCCGTTTACTTACTACCCCTCTACCACCACCGCTCTTTCGCTTTTTGCTCCCGAGCCTACATGAAATATACACTTTCATTACTTATTTTCAAGTAAAAATGAAAATAAATTTATGCAGCAGACTTCATTAGCTCTAACTCGACCCGTAAATCATCTTGCAGAACCATATACACCTTCGCATCAAATAAACTAATGCACCATCTAACTCGATCTGCGCACTGTTTGTTAGTCAACCAGGGTGAAACTTGGTATTGCATATAATTTGCGAGATCTTGCACAGGGTTCCTGTCAACATAGTACTTACAGGCGATCACATATATTGGATTGTCAGTTCTAAAAGCTTTAAGAATGGCCTTCTCGACGAAATCAGCTTCATCCTCATCGTTGGCGCGCTGTAACATGTCGCTGATAGTTCGTTTAGGCCATAAAATCGACTGAGCTTTAGTAAGCAGCTCACCCCCCTGATACCCAAGCTTTCTCAAATCATCCATTACTCGGGTAAATCTATCCGTATCTTCAACACTCCATCCAGATATGAATCTCCATATCCCAACCCCATCCACTCCACCACCGTAACCACTACCGCCAAATTCTTCGGCCCATACGCAAAGGATCGCTTTAATCCATCGTTCCTGCATTGGTGTGAGTTTTTTGTATTTACCCAGATAACTCTTTCTTGGAGCTTTTGCCAGTTCCTGCCATGCGGTTGGTTTCACGCTGCCTCCAATTCAGTAATGGATATTGATAAACGCCCACCCTTTTCAATCGGCTGCCGCCTAACCCTGAAATCATCTATCTGCTCGTCGTCCTGCATAAATTCCGCATGCACCAGCGAATCAAAGACGGCCTTTTGCAGGTTGTCTAAGTCACGGCGGCGGCGGTCTGGTACGTGTGCTGATATTGATATTTTGAGTCGTGCGGAGGTGTTGATATCGAGGTTTAGCTGTTTGATGGTATCGATTACTGCTTGTCGGTATTTGGTGCCTTTCTCGCTGATGTAGTGCCTTCCCCTTGAGTGTCGCCAGTAGGTGTTAACACTGGGCGGCCAGGGTAGGTCTATGTGATATTCGGTCATATCTTCACCTTATTCTCCGACAGTAGAATTGACTGTGTCCTAACCATCCCCTCCAGGTGAGCCAGGTGAGCACTCTCTATGTCCATGATGTGCGTACGCCTGTCTATCTCGTCATGACACGCAGAGCAGCACCATGCGCCGAAAAGGTCAGGCGGTTTGATTCCGGTACCGCATATTCCCGATAGCCGGTAGTGGGCCAGCACCACAGTTTCGTTATTACCGTTGCAGATACCAGGCAGCCTAACTTGGCACTCGCGGCCTTTAGCCTCTTTGCGTAAGTTCGCCATCTCTTTTCTCCTTCGCTGCTTTATCAACGCATTTCTGATGAGCGTAGGTTTCACCCTTGTTAAGCATCAGGAAGCAGAAGATACATATTGATTGGGGGAGTTCAGGCATGGCTAACCTCCGGCTTTGGCAGTCCGTCATAGACTTCAGATAAGTGACCTCTGATTTGCATTCTTCGCAGGGCGCTGTACATAAAGTCGCATTCAGCCTGTTTGTTGGCTCTGAACGGCTTTGATGCTGTAGAGCACCACAGAGCGTTACCGGGCCAGCCATGCACCTTGTAAACTCGTCCGTTCTTTACGTGCAATAACCCCCACCTTTGCGGCAGGTCAGCGGCGTTAATAATTCCCGGCTCACAGATAAAGAACCGCCAGTCGCCCATACCTAGCTCTGGATCAATACGAAAACGCTTTTTCTTGTCTGCCAAAAAATCAGAGCGGGAGCATTTCGCCTCAATCAAGCATGACGCCAGATTTCTAAACCCTATTGCATCGGGCTGTTCTCCAGTTGATACAGCGGCAACAAAGCGATCATGAAATGCCACTTTGAAGCCGTTATTCCTGAGAAACTTTTCAGCTATCAGGCACAGCTCATCGTGGGTTAATCGCTGCTCATCCATCTGGCTCTCCTTGTTCTGGCGCGCAGCAAAACGCATATGTGGTCATATGTGGGTATTTCGCTGGCGGGGATTTGGGGTTTAGGCTTGGTTCGAAAGGTCTTGCGGAATATCAGGTTATCTATGGCTATTTGAGTTGGGCTTCGTCGCGTCATCGGCGCTGCCTCCAGGGCTTTCTCCCTTTCTGTCTCCATGACTCGTTCGATTGTTGCTGCGATTCAACAATCAGCTCTGGCGACCATACTTTCTGAGGTTTGAGTGATAAAGCTAAAAGAATGGCAAGATTTATTCCATCGTATCTATTCATGCCGCCTTCCTAATTTTCTCAGAAAAAGCCAGTAAGGCCATGTGACACCAATGCAAAACGCCCTTACATACCCCGAGACGGTTTCGTTGCCGCCCTGAATGTCATGAGCCCATTCAGATACAACGCCAGCCATCCAGAAATAAGCTGCGACTAATATCAGAGTAATCATGCTGCCACCTTCCCCTTGTCACCGAACCGGTTGGCCCACTCAATTGCAAGCCGTGATTCATCGCTGAACTTAACGCCATGCGTAGCGCCGAAAGCATTTATCAGCTCTATCAGGTCGCGCAGTTCTCCAACGGTCATGCGGCTGGTTGATTGGCCCAGAATGACAAAGCCACCTTCCAGACCCGGCGCTGACCTCTGCCCTTTCAGTGATGCGGTGAATATATGCTTCCAGTCCTCACTGCTAAGCTTCTGACCATGCCAAACAACCTGAGTAGCGATATCGCCAAGCGTGGCCCATAGGCGTGCATTCTGGTCTAATGTGCGGGTTCGCTCTTGGATTGTGATCAGGAGTGGTTTATCAGGATTTACAGGGAGTTGATTTATAAACTGGAGGGCATTTCGCTTGTATTGATCACCACATAATACGAAGACCTTTTTATCCATTTCCCTTCTCCCGCCACCAGATGTAAAAATGGAAGAACCAGAAACCGAAACTTGGCACCGGCCCGTCCATCCAATCTCGCCTGTAGCCGAAATAACGGACATTGCGCGGCAACGTGTTCCAGAAAAGTATCTCGTTACGGTTTATTCGGATGTGTGTTTTCATGGCTTCTCCGGCGCGGCGGATAGCATGGCGCGATAGATTGAATAAGGAAGGTAACTTTCTCCCTCATGCGCTTCTCCAGCTGCCTGAGCCATTTCAGCAGTAAGCTCAATCGGAACCAGCTTCCAACCTTCCGGTATCTCCTGAGAGTTCAATTGTGGGGTGGTGTAAACGATGCGGCGATGTTGATTATCATACTGGCTGTAAAATCCTTTATCACAATCCACCCAATACCAATCGATATCGCCCTCTTCGTTGATTATTCCAGTGTGATACTGATAAACAGGCTCAGCCCTCTTTGCAGCTAACGCGATTCGGGCCAGTGCTGCCACATCACCGCATTGAGTGTGGTCTGATTTAATGAAATCGTTTAACTGCTCTACTGTAAAACTATCTAATTCTTTCATGGGAAAACCTCATCACCTTTAAGGTGGTCAATGAAAATTAATGACTTAGCGTCACTGTCCCAGAAATTACCTTTCCTGTCGGTCATCTGGTACCAAATGCCGGGGTTCATTCGTCCCATGGTTACTTTAGATTTGACGAAATAAGCATCTCGATGTGGATTACCCTCGCCTGCCCACGGATTACGCATTAAGTCACCAAACTCAGGCTTGCGACCGTCGTTAATTTTCTTGGCTAGTTCATGCATCGCTTTTATTCGGTCATTTAGTTCCATCACTCTCTCCCTTGATTCGAATACCGGCAGTGCGGAGGGATAAAGCTAATGCCTCGCGCATCTTAATTGGCGTAGTCCAATTTGTATCTTTGGCAGTTACTTTTGCTGGCAACTCCACCTCGATGCTTTCACGGCTGGCTTTCCACCAATGCCACCAACCATTTAACGGGTGCATGATGTTCATGCTGTCGAATGCATGGTCGTAGCCATCGCCTTTTCGAGCTAACTCAATAATTGAGGTTGGAAGGCATAGAGCTTTCCCGGCTTCGTATTCAAATTGTTTTCGTGACTCTTCCCGCGATTTAGTTATGTCCATCAGAAACCACCTTGCTTTTTAGTTGACCGCCGCTCAGATTCAGCCGCCTTGGCTTTAGCCTGCTCTTGGTTACAGTCATAGATTGCTCCGTGTCGCTGCTCAACGAATACCACGCCGCCGCTGCCGTGCCGGTTAAGCCGGAGTAGTAACTCGGTGTCCTGCTGATTGGCATTCTCGTCATAAGCGCCTTCGCGGTATATCCCCAGCCAGTAATCACAGTCTTGCTCAATCTGTCCTGTATCGCGGGAGTCGCTTGGTTGAGGCCGCTTATTGACTCGCTTTTCTAAATCACGGTTTAGCTGAGTCAGCAGAACGACAACGCAATCCAGCTCTTTGGCGAGGTTCTTTAGCCCCTTAGTGATCATCCCGTAAGCCAGATCATTACGGTCTGCTTTTTCGGCGGTCATTAGTGTGAGGTAATCGACCAGAACCATGCCAACAACGCCACGTTCGCGCTTGATACGGCGGCACTCAGAAACGATGTGGGACAGTGAAAGGCCCGGCGTATCATCGATGTACAAATTGCCACTTCTCGCCAGTTCTAACCCCTTCGCAGATGCCAACGCAAAACGGTTATCGTCGTACCCATCAAGGTAAAAATTGCTGTTGGATACGCCAGAAGCTTGAGAAATCATACCTTCGCCAAGCTGTACATCAGGCATTTCAAGACTAAAGGCCAGTGCCGGGAGGTTCTCATTCAGCGCACAGTTGATTGCCATTTTTGAATAGAGCGTTGTCTTACCCATTTTAGGGCGGGCACCAACAACGAACAGTGAACCTTTCACAATCCGTTTAGGTTCGAGCATGGCGTCCAGTGATGCTATCCCGCTGGTTAACCCAACAGCTCGCGGGTCACCGGAAAGCCGCTGCTCAACAACATCAACCCAATCTGAGAACACACTTTCGAATGTTCGCAGTCCTCTACGGTTGCCTGTCTTTGCGTGATCTGTGATCTCGGTAGATAGCGCCTGTATTGCCTCAAGCTTTTGGGTCGCCGTCATGCCGTTGTTGGCATAAAGCAACTCGGTCATCGCATTGGTTTTGGCAATGCTGTAACGGGTGATCGCTTTGTCGCGGACTTCCATTGCGTAATGCACGATATTCGCGGCGCTGGGGGTGTTCTTCGATAGCTCAGCCATGTAAGCAAAACCGCCTACAGTGCTGCTGATCCCCTTGTTCTCCATCTGGTTGAACAGCGTCAGAAGGTCAATAGGGATCTGCCTGCTAACCAAGTCTTTAATTTCTGCGAAAATAACTTGGTGCGGTCGGGTGTAAAACGATTCTGGTTTCAGCATGGACAGGACTTTAGCGACGTTATCACTGCCGTCATCCAGCATCAGGCCGCCAAGAACGCTTTGTTCTGCGTCGAGGTTGTGTGGTGGTGTTTTGTAATCAACGGTCATCCTTGTCTCCTTCGCGTACATCCCGATAAAGCTTTTCTGACAGGAAGCTATCAAACTTCATCCTGCGCCATGTCTTGCCACTGCGGTTATCAGGGCGGTCTTCCAGCATCCACCGGCAGTTCTCGCTGATGTACTGGAGATACTCTCTGAAACCTTGCATCGTCAGCGGCTGACCACCATCCATCTGACGGGCAATTTTATTTGCCTTGGCCCAAAAGCGTCTAATCAGGTTACGGCGGTCATCGTCCATCACTCGCCAGCTTCTGGCTTCTGGAAGTTCGTCTTTCAGGCATTGCCAGACTTCTTCACAAGATATTTTCTGCTTGGCGTCAGTTGGCTTTTCAGCCTCTAAATTCTCACCGCCAGTTGCACACTTAATATCTTTAGATATTAAGAGATCTTTAAATTCATTGTTTGTGGCACTTTGTTGGTAATCTGTTGGCACAACCTCGCCGCCAGCGCTTGGTGCAAGCGGCTTTGCGTTGGCACTTTGTTGGTAATCTGTTGGCACAATATTTGGCTGATATTCGTCGTATTTTGTGACGTAAATTAGTGAGAATTTCTTGGTGGTTGACTTAGTGATCATCCCAAGTTTTTCAAACTTACCGATGAGATATTTAATGCGGTTACCGGTAATACCGGTTGCCAGTTCCAACTTATTGCGACCGGTCATAAATTCACCACGGCGAACCATGACATCACCCAACTCAGTGCTTACTATTCCGGGCGCGTGATTGGCGGTAAGTATGAAATGTATCCACAGGTGAACTGCCTCAGAATCCGTCCTGTAGAAGGGCAGCTCCATTATTTTTCTATGCATCAAGGCAAACCCCTTACCGGTTGCCTCCGGCCTTACTGTGTCTGGTTGACGAAACGCTAAGACGTTACTCATTGGCTTTCCCCTGCAAAGATTTTACGGTCTTGAATGTCTCAACGAACCGACGTCCAAAAGGTTCGTTGTTCTCGCAGACCATGACTAATTCGTCTGGCTTTGCAGAACGCTGCTGAGTAACGTCTCGCTGTTTTGCGTTAGTTTTCTTTCGCATCATTTGGCCTCCATGCGCTCAAAATTAATTACCCATACCCATGGGTTAGCTTCCCAGTTTTCTTCGCCGTAGATGGATTTCCACAATTTTTCCCACACCTGGAAGCCATAAGTTGCAGGGCGGAAGTCGTACAGGCCGCAACCAATTTCTTTGCAGATATCCCCTAGGGTAATAGCCTGCAACCGCTCAACACGAACGCCGGTGATCAGCAGGTTAATGCGGGATGCCCAGCGCGGCATGTGCAGGGACGGTCGCAGTTTCCCTGCCTCGGTAACGACTGGTGGAGTATCAAAACCTGTCCACTTACCGATACGAGTGCCATCAGCTTCTAACTGAATTGGTGCCCAAGGATTTTTATAACCAGCGTTAAGCGATAGCTCTGCAACCTCGCTCGGAGAATGCGTATCAAGGCTTCTTGCCATCCTGTAAGCCTCGCGCACCCATAGCTGATCCCCGACTGCACCTAGCGGACAGGTATAACCTTCATCCTCATCAGCTACGCCAAACACATCCTTTCTTGCGGGTTGCAGATAACCGTCTTTGTCTATCACTCCCGGCGTGTACCAGTGGGCCGTGAAGTCCATCGCTCCATGAATGGTTTGTGGGTGAAAGTGCTCGGACGGCTGAACCTTCATAATCCGGCGCGTCTGTGTCTTACGACCACTGAGAATGGCGTTAACCATCTCCGAGTTGAATAAAATTGGCTTCTCGTTCATAATTACTCCTGTGAATTGATCCAGTTAAAAGTTCATAGTGATTTGCTCTGAAGCCTCGGTTACCGCCGGGGCTTTTTGCTTTCCGGTCACCGCAATCACAGCCTGCCTTGCGATTTCCCTTATCACGCTCGTCTCCCATATCTTCTCCAGAAGAACAAACGTCACTGCCATGTCATGTACGTTTAACCGGCTTACCTTTGATTCGGCCCAGCCAGCCTCCCGCGCAAACTTGCTTTGGCCCTTGATAGCCATTCGGCTTCGTAGCTCAGATTCAACTTCCATAATTCTCTTGCTGTTACTTGCACGTTCCATGCGTAATACTTCCCTTGTGGTTTAGATGTTGTTACGTGACAAAGCCGTAGCTAATGCCACTGGTGATTAGTTTTTTGGTGGTGCACTTTTCAGCGCTCGATTGAAGTGTTTAATGCGGGTGGTGATTAAGCTGCTTTGTCTGATGAATCGCCATACATGAGCCAGTGAGGATCGCAACCCAGAGCTTTTGCTATCTCAAGCAAGAATCTAGGGCGCTTTGTTACACCGGCTTCAATTTGCTGTAGCGACTGTTGCTTAATGCCAGTTTTCTCTGCCAGCTCAACCTGGGTGAGATTTAACTCGGCGCGTTTTTTCTTAATACGTTCTGAAATCGATTCCGTTTTCATTTTTGCCTCCACAGTTTTATCTGTATTTAACGACAGTTTTGCATGTTTGTCAATTACAGGAATTACTGTGAGAATCACACCAAACGGAGAGGGTGAGATATGAGCCTTGCAGATAGAGTTAAAGCTCGACGATTAGAGCTTGGTCTTAGTCAGGATCAGGCTGCTGAGCTTGCAAAAATAAGACAGCAATCATGGGGGGCCATTGAAGATGGTTCCACAAAGAAGCCTCGCAACATTGTAGGAATTGCAAAGGCATTACAATGTGACCCGGCATGGCTCATGGAAGGCGGAGTGTTTAAAACTATGGCAGATGTGGGAACAAGGAAGATCCCGCTGATAAGCTACGTGCAGGCGGGAGCGCTGGCGCATAACGCACAGATACTGAGTGAGATGGGCGATTTTGAATATGTATTGACCGACATGGATTGGTCAGAGAATACTTTTGCGTTGAAGATTGAAGGTGACTCAATGCAGCCTGAGTTTAAGGCTGGCGATGTCATCGTTGTTGATCCAGAGATTGAGCCATGCCCTGGAGAATTCGTTGTTGCCAAGAATGGTGACTATGAAGCTACGTTTAAGAAGTACAGGCCACAGGCCGTTGGAATTGATGGGACACCGGTTTTTGAATTGGTACCACTAAATCCAGACTACCCAACAATAAGATCAGACCTGGTTCCAGTTACAATAATTGGAACCATGGTAGAGCATCGAATTTACCGCCGTAAAAGATAATTAAACCGATTTCTTACCCAGCCCAGCCTCCGCGCTGGGTTTTTTATTGTCTGAATCCCATCAAATCATCTTTATCACAGTTATTTTAAAAATAAATAACTTTAAAAAACAGTCTTATATGTACATTTTAAATATAAATACAGTTTTGTCTGTTGACGATAATACAGTTTTATCTGTATATTTTAACCCATCAACACGGCAGGACGCCAAAAGCACGACAGGAAGTTAAAACTCAATCGAGCGCTGAAAAGTGCAAATAACCAAACGAGATAGGTTTGGGATGTGGTGAATGTGCAGGCTGATGCGCTGAGACGTCAAGGTGATGTTGCTCAAGCTGCCTGAGCACGGTTCGCAACGTGGTGAGAGGCAGGTTTACCTAGCGAGAAATCACCAATACCGGATGTAGTCCAGCACCGGCCACCACATCACCAAAGCTACCTCAGGAGAACAACATGATTAAGCCGCACACCATCAAAGAAAATTGCCGCAGCCGTCGTGATGCACAGCGTAAAGCAAAGCAACAGGCATATGCCAGCGCTAACCCTATGTCAGTTGGTCGCAAGTATCAGGTTGACGCTTATTCCACATCACCCGTTAGACGCGCTGGTTACTCACCTGCTCCGCTACGGATGATTGCTAAAGCAGCACTTGGTCGAGTTAAGGCGTACAAGATGCAAATTATTCGCGCTTCGTATCTCTTCGAATATGAGTTCAAGCGCAAACCGATAATTGAGGGCGGATTGTGCCTGCCAGAGGTAGCTAAGTTTGCAGCAGGCTTCCGTAAGTCAGAATCATTAACAGCGAGATAAACATGAAAAAAACATTCCTAGCATTATCCATGCTGGCTTTAACCGGCTGCGACAGTGCCAGCAACGTAGCATCAAAAAACCTATCTACCGCCTCAGATAACTTTGAGATTCAGCGCAGATTCGTGTTCTACAACGGCATTACAGGCGATTACATTCTCACTATTGAGGGATTGTGCTCGAAAGACAACAGCAGTACCGAGCGAACCCTTGGTGTCGTGTGCAAGACCGGCCCGAACACATACAAAAAACAGATGCTTGGATTATCTGACAACGTGACTTGGTTCATGGAGCAAATCGACTCTGTACCCGTTAGTGAGTACCACTATCGCGTTATTTTCAGGCCGTCAGTAATCATCCCTGACGTGGAAATTAAATAGCAGAAATCGGGTGTTCGCAAAGAAGCCCACCACATAGTTAAGGGGTAAGAGAATGGAAACGAAATTTTTAAGCGACGGAAGAAAGGTTGTTATCGTCGGGCAGTTGAACAATCAAGAAACCATCGTACAGGAAGTGTTTGTTACTGCGGCTGGTGATGAATTACCGGGCGGGGAGCGTTTTGTGGTTAAAAGCCTACATGATAAGCCAGTAGAAACTTATCTTTCTAAAGAAAAGTCTCGTCAAGAAGCTGCGCTTGCTGCGGCTAAAGCAAAAATTGATTCCATTAATCGTGAAATTACCGATACACGAAACAAATTGAGCATGTACCGAGACACCCTTAAGCAGGTTAAGGAATTTTCAGAACACATTGATGAGCAAGACTTGACCCACTTCATAGATGTAATGACCGGGCAACTCAACTATGCGGTCGCATCTTCTTATCGTCTTCCAAAAATCGAACGCTATTCCGAATACATGTCGATTATTGAAAACAGTTACGGTAACAAGCGATACGAAGGGTTGAAACTGCTTTCTGTGCTCGGTAATTCCAACGGAAATATAGCGTTGAAAGTGAACCGATATAGTGACGGAAGCGGAGACAACACTAGCGTGTCATTCTTCAAGACTTACGAGGAGGCTAAGTCTTTCGTTAAATCCATTGCGATAGCCCAGCTAGATAGAAGTTATATCAGCGTTGAAGAGCTTCAGGAATGTAAGAGGATGGGCATTGAGTTTAATCACGATGAAATGCTAGTTATTCGAACCAAATTACATGCAAACAGCGATAAGCAACTACAGAATTTATCCGACAATTTCAATAAATCGAAAGAGAAAATAGAGGCTGATAAAGCCTATATAGAACAGCAAATCAATAGCCTATAAGCCGCCTAATTGGCGGTTTTTTATTGGCGGGTAAATGAGGAATGAATGATGGCGTACAAGCTAAATCAAAAAATAAAGAATCACATTGCCGATATGGCAACTCGCAACAAACATAAAGCAGCTTTCGATAAGGTTTTTGCAGCATTCAAAGAGGATGCGTATCAGCAGCTTTATAAGAAATATCAGAATGAATTGTTTGAGGGTATTGATCCGGTTGTTTTGAAAGCCTGCGATAAAACTGACCAAATCGATTTATACAACGACCGAATTGACGTTAGCGCTATATCAACAGCAATGCAGCTTCGCTCAGGCGAGTTAGGGCGTTTTGGCATCGGTCATAGTGTGTACGGAAAAAGTTATTCATGTTACGCCAGCGACCTATCTGATAAGACGGCGCTTAAAAAGTTGATGGTGACAGTAAAAACAATAACCCAATTCAGAAGTGATTTGCTATCTGCTATGGCCCACTTCAAATCCGGTGAAAAGATGGTTTCCGCACTTCCGTGGACGGACAAGTTTTACCCAGAAGAAGATAAGACGCCTACCTGCAACATCGTGCCGGTCTCTGTAATAGAAAAGGCCAATAGCTTGATGGGAATTAACCCCCAGTGACCTTACCCCTGCCACTTAACCGGTGGCAGCAATAAGACCACTAGATTCTATAAGGAGCCTGACCATGGATAACAGGCGCAAAACTGGAGAGGTAATTATGTGACCGCTACTGAGTGACCTTACCACTGGCTCTTGTTTAGGGGCCTTTGGCAAGACCACTAGATGAGGTGATGTATGACAGATGAAATTAAAACAGGCGGATTGGCATTTCCGTTTAATGACATTGGTGGGGATTGCGACCCCGGCATGACACTGCACGATTACTTTTCAGCCAAGGCTATGGCGGCATTAATTCACAGATATGCAGATGTGAATATTGATGCCCCTGGAGTAATGGAAGAAATCGCAATCCGAGCAAGCAAAATGGCAGACGCAATGATTAAGGCGAGAGGGTGAGATATGAGCTTAGACATGACGATAAAAGTTGAAAGTGCTGGCGTAGAGATAGATCGATACAAGCACCTTACTCTTGAGCTAGTTCGCGCTGAATTGGTTGAGGCTGTAGAAATAAAAGACATCGTTGGCGAATACGGTTCCACTGATTTACTGGAAGAAATTGGCAAAACCGACGTTATTTCTTGGATTGAAAATCAAGGCTACACCGTAACAGAAACCGAGTGACTCCCCACCCTCACCAATCCCCTGAGTAAGCCTGACAACTGTCGGTGTTTTGCTGTGGGCTAAATACAACTAATTAAACCGGAGTATCCCATGCATACCTTTTGTATAGCAGGGTGGCCTTGCGTGGGCTGCTCTGAGACTTTGCTCGATCGCATTTGCCGCAACGTTAAAAACGGTGCGCGTCGTCTTATCGAAATACTTAATCAACGAGGTGAGCCATGAGAATAAAACCAAATGGTGACGGCACGGTTACCGCTTCTCAGGTGCACAACGGATTCAAAAAGCGTTACACAAAGTCATTCCCTGATACTGCGAAAGGGATTCATGACGCCTATTTGTGGTGCCGAATTATCTGGCTTGGCTGGGATGATTTGCAAGACATGGAGTATGCAGCATGACGGTATCTATCGGAAAGCTGCCGGAAACGGATGCTGAATGGCTGGAGTTAATGCACTCAGAGCTTGAGGGCGAGCTTGCTGAATCATGGATGGAAACCGAGTCGAGAATCCAAGGGACAACCAAGGTGTCGCCACTGGTAACGCTAAGTGAATTTGCGGGGAATTTTGTATGAGCCTAAACAAAGAGTTCGTCATAAAACTAGCTACCATCCAGCGTGGACTTAACGTTCCAAAGGGGCAGGAAAACAAGTTTGGCGGATATAAATACCGAAGCTGTGAGGACATCATGGAGGCGGCAAAGCCACTGCTAGGTGACCTGCTACTATCAGTCAGTGATGAGATTGTACTGATTGGCGATCGCTACTACGTCAAAGCTACGGCAACCCTGACTGATGGGGAGAACACCCATTCAGTTTCAGCAATGGCAAGGGAAAGCCTAACCAAGAAAGGCATGGACGATGCGCAGATCACTGGCGCTACTAGCTCCTACGCAAGGAAGTACAGCCTTAACGGATTATTCGCCATTGATGATGCAAAGGATGCTGATACCAACGAGCACTATAAGCAGTCTGATCAAGCAGGAAGGACGGAGCAAAAGACAGAAACGACCAATAAAAGACCCAAAAGAACGCCAGAGCAGTACCTTGCAGACTTCACTGGGTGGGCGGTTACCTGTGATAGCTCAACCAACCTCAAGACTGCTTATGACGGACTGTGCGAAAGACTGGCCCAGCATCCAGAGTTAGCTGGCAAGGCCCATAAGGTATATCAAGACCAGCTCTCAGACTTAAACAAGGCGACGTAATGGGACACACAATAACTATCAAGCTACAGAAACCGGCAAGGGAGTTTGCCGCTGGTGATTCAATAGGATTTGGAATTCGTGGCGGGGTTCGCTACTACGACAGGAAGTCGCAGAAAAACGAATTCACCAACTACCAGGCTGTGATTTTTGCCAAGGAAGGCAAACAGGCGGAGTTTTACAGGGAGGTGCTCATGGAGGGCGCTATCGTTGAGGTGTTCGGGGAAAGCATCAAAGTCGATGTTTACGATGGTCAAAACGGACAGTCCATCACCCTTGAATTGAACAATGCCAGATTAGGGTTTATCGAAGCTGGCAATAAGCAGGGAAAGCCGCAGCAGCAAGAATCAGGGAAGAGTTCAACGCCGCAAAATCAGCAGCAATGGGGGCAACAACACGCACAGGGACAGATGCAATCCAGACCAGAAGAGCCACTAATGGATTTTGACGACGATATTCCCTTCTGACCAATAACTCCAACAGGTAACCACCATGCAGCCAGAACAAATACTGGCCTGCCTCCGCGCCCACCCAGATGCATATATAACCTCATTCCACCGGTCAATTGGCAGCGTGGGTGGCGGGAGCTATTTATCTGGTGGTGCCACTGGCGGGTGTACGTTGAATTATAATGACTCATTCTACAAAGGGTTAGGTGAAGGATTTGAGACAGTATCGATACACATCGGCCTGACGTATGTGAGAAACATGCGTCATTTGCTCACGGAAGAGCGCTGGGAGATTAAAGGGATATCAGCTCAGGGAACGATATATCGCCTCAAGCCTGAGTTTATGCCAGCCAACCCCACCCCGTTCTGCTCGACTCAGGAAGAGTTTTTGGCGCGGCGTCAGGAATGCCTACGACTGCTTTCGGCAGCCTAATCCCCCCCCCATTACCGGCAGTCAATCTGCTGAGGAATAGTTATGTCTGAAAATACTGATAAAGAATTAAAGCCATGCCCATTCTGCGGCTCAAAGCAAGTTGAGGCCTTCGCTCAATACGAAGAAGACTGCCCCGACCGTTCAGCTATCGTGCGTTGTCACGGATGCGACGCTCAGAGCGCTCAAATGATTGGTAAAGATAAAATTGCCATGGCCTCACGCGCTTGGAATAAGCGCACATCCTGAGAGATGAGTTATATGACGAAAGAATACTTTGTTATAAGCGTGAATCACACCACTCGTCATAACCGCTACATAATTTTGTGGGCAGAAAATGACGCGGGATATTGCGGAAGAATAGAGGCGGCTGGGCGCTACTCAGAGGACAGAATTTTATCCCACCTTCGTTATTACAATTCTGGTTGTGACACGGTAGCTGTTCCATGCGAGGTGTTAGAGCGGCTTGCTGAGCCTGTAGAGAAAAAGTTTTTCGATACTGAAGGCGGCAAATGGGTAATTAATTGCCGGAAAAATTGGCTTGAGATTCTAAAGCACACAATCTGCAAACCTCAGCATAAACCAGAACCCGAATACAAAGGTTCACGCCGTAAGCAGGAGGCATGATGAATAACATCGAAGAGCTTAGGGAACACTGCGAAGAAATGATCGCTATCTCTCGCATGCAATATGCGTATATCCCAGCATCATCAATTATCACTCTGATAGATAGAATTGAGAAAGCAGAAGCAGCGTTATCAGCGGCAAACGAGAAGCTCAGCAAGCCGGTTATATTGAGTACATCAACTGTCATGAGCAGGGCATGTGCAGTAAGGGCCATCAAAGCAGCCGGTTTCACGGTAGAGGGGGAGTGATGCAGAAATTCAAATGCCGTCGCTGCCGGAAAACTCACGCTAAAGATGAGTTAGTAGGGAAGCGAAATAAAAGCGGCTGGACGGATAATTGCTGTCCTAATTGTGGCTGCAAAACATTCACGTTGGTAGAGGGGAATGCAGATGCTGAGTAAAGAGCCAGTACGAATTCGTCACGATTGGAATGTTGCAGTCGTGGGCTATTGTGATTTTTGTAGCCATTCGAAAATGACCGTTCCGCACGCTGATGGCGGGCGTATTTGTGCTTCATGTTGTGATTCTGAGTTTTTATCAAGTTGGCAGAACTACGCGAGAAGTCTTGCTACTGAGGTGCTATCACTGCGTGAGCAACTGGCAGCGATTAATGGGGCGCAAGAGCCTGTTGGTTTTGTGAAATGTGACCCTTGTGCAGAAGATTGCCGGTGGGACTGTGTTGACCCTATTTATCTGGCTGGGTCGGTTACTCCGGAGGGTTACGGTTCTGATTATTTCGAGGTGTATCGCCACCCAGCACCATTAAAGGAATAACCATGCTAATCGGCTTTGTTCTTCTCGTCAGCTCCTGCGGATTTGATGCCTGTGATGCTCTACCTGTTACCGAAGATATCTACCCTACTCAATCTGAATGCCAGCAAATATCAACGCTGATTAAAGAGCGCAGGCCCGACGTTGTGCTTGTTTGCGGCGAAGTGTATCGAAGTTTTGACTAAAACAGCTACACTTCCCTCTGACAATCACATTTCAATATGAGGGAATTGTAAATGAGCTTTGCACTAAGAAAACCAAAATGCACACAGTGTCAGTCTACTGATGTTGTTAAGTTGCCAGGAATAGATAGATACACCTGTGTGAAATGTGGATTTATATTTGAGTTTAAACGCATGTAATGCACGACACCATCTCAATGAGCCTCGCTAAATGCGGGGTTTTTTATTGCCTAAAAACGGAACTCTCAGTAAACGGATTTCACTATCTGGAGTGTCCCTATGTCATCAATCATCGTCAAATTACCCCGCGCTTACTTCACTGCGGGTCGCGTTAGCACGGATGAATTAGCGCAAGTTCTGCATCAGGGATTGTGGAAACGGTACGGCGTCATGCCTGCCGATGTTGTTGTGTCGCTACATGAAGGCACTCATATCATGTCGTCTGGCTGTGAGCTGGATGATGTAAAAACCATTCTAAATCTGTGAGGTCATCATGTGCGATGAAATCGACCAAGCCCAAGAGCTTGAAGCATTGAACCTTGAAGTAGCTCTCAGCAATACCGCTGCCAGGCAGAAAATGAAAGCAATCGGCAAGTGCTACTACTGTGGCGATTCGATAAGCGCTGGATGCTTCTGCGACAGCTTTTGCAGAACTGACTGGGAGAATCGGCGGCGCGCTGATTTGATTCGAGGTAAGACGGCATGAGTGACTATGGCGGCAGCCACACCCCGGATAACCTGAAAGATTTATGGATGACACCCGCCGACATATTCACCGCATTAGATATTGAGTTTGGCTTTTACCTGGATGCGGCAGCCAGCAATAAGAGCGCCCTGTGCGCTCGATACCTCACCGAGCAAGACGATGCACTTAATAGTGCATGGGAAAGTTACGGCGCTATCTGGTGCAATCCACCCTACTCCGATATCTCACCCTGGGTAACCAAGGCCACCGAGCAATGTAAGCAGCAACTCCAAACGGTAGTGATGCTTGTGCCTGCTGATTCATCAGTCGGTTGGTTTAGCCAGGCGCTGCAATCAGTGGATGAGGTGCGATTCATTACTGATGGCCGTATATCGTTTCTTCGCTCTGATACTGGCAAGCCAATCAACGGTAACAACAAAGGTTCGCTGCTATTCATCTGGCGGCCATTCATTAAGCCCCGCTGCATGTTCACGACTGTTAAGCGCGATGAGCTAAAGGCGATCGGACAGGAAATATTAACCGGGAGTAAAGCAGCATGAAGAGAAAAATATCAGACGGTGCCTGGTTCTGGATATATCTCATCGGGTACACAGTAGCAGCAACGCTCTATATCGTTAGTAATGCGGGGTAACTTGTGACTCCTGAAGAGAGACAGAATGCACTCCAATCTACCGCCAGAATGTGTAACAACGAAATTAAAACCACCCTCGCCGCTCTGCCGGATAACACCAATAAAGACTCCATCACCCGCCCTATCATCCTGCGCCATTACGAGAAGATAAAGCCACTTGGCTACAAGCTGGCTTGGCTTCTTTTCGCTATTGGCGTGCTGAATGGTCAGTTTAAGTGGAATAGGTGATGGGATTGATAAAGAGATAAGAGGCCAAAATGGATAATGTTATTCAGCTTGTACCAGCCGAATGGGTTTCTGAGTCGGTACTTATGGCCGTAACAGGCCTAAAAAAGAACACAATTAAACACGCAAGAAATACCTCGTGGATGGAAGGCCGAGAGTATCGCCATGTTTCTGGCAATGGCGAACCGCATGAAACCGCCCCATGTTTTTACAAACTAAAACTAATTGAAGAGTGGATAGGAAGAATGCCGAAAGCAGTACGCCGAGAGAAAAAGTCTGCTTAAATAGCAATCCCTTTTCATTCAGGAAGGAGTTGATGATGAAGAAGCAATACCCAACCGGAACGGAGTCCCACGGAGGGATGCTCCGTATCTGGTTTATGTACAACGGGGAAAGGTGCAGGGAGTCACTTGGAGTTCCAGACACACCGAAAAACAGGAAGATTGCCGGGGAACTTCGCCAGTCAGTGATGTATGCGATCAGGACTGGAAACTTTGATTACGCTGATAGTTTCCCTAAATCGTCAAAAGTGGTTAAGCCTGAGTCAGGGATGACGGTAACCAGGCTGTTCAATGCCTGGTTGGAAATCAAACGTTATGAGATATCCGATAACTCGCTGATCCGCTATAAAAGCTGTGTGGCTTCAATTGTTAGAGCAATTGGGCCAGATAGAAAGATAGCGGATATTAAAGGTCGTGATTTATCAGTAATGAGAAATGAGCTTATTGATGGCGATCACTTCTCAAAACTCGATAAAAAAGGCAGAAGCGTAGTTACAGTAAATGGATATGTCTCAAGAGCAATGACTGTCTTTAGGTTTGCTAAAGAGAATGGTTATATGGATACGGATATAACCGCCTCGGTAAAGCTACTCAAGACAGCCAGGCAACGGCCTGACCCGCTATCTATTGATGAGTTCGATAGGTTGATATCTGCCTGCCATTGCCGACAGACTACGAATCTATGGACGCTGGCGGTATATACGGGGCTGAGACATGGGGAAATATGCTCTCTTGCATGGGAGGATATTGATTTAGTCGCCGGGACTTTATGTGTAAGGCGTAATGTCACCACGGCAAAACAATTTACCCTACCGAAAACTGAGTCAGGCACTAACCGGTTAGTTCAGCTAAACGTAAATGCTATCCACGCGCTGAAAGACCAGCTTGAGTTAACCAGGATGGGAAAGAAACATCAAATTACAGTGCTAACCAGGCAGCGTGGAAAGACTAAAGAGGAAGAATGCACGTTTGTATTCAATCCAGCACTGACGACAATATCCGGCAGGATCGGTATTTGCTACTCGGCGGCCTCACTCGGGGGAACATGGAACACCGCACTGAGAAAATCAGGTATTAGGCATAGGAACCCATACCAATCACGACACACGTTTGCATGCTGGATGTTGTCTGCCGGAGCAAACCCTTATTTCATTGCAGCACAAATGGGACACAGCAGCCCGCAGATGTTATATCAGGTTTACGGTGACTGGATGCCAAGCAATAACGCTGAACAGGTGGAACTGATCAACGCTAAAATTAAGCAAAATGTCCCACCCATGCCCCATAAAGTAGCATCCTTTCGGTAA